CGCCCGGAACTGCTGGTAAGTCAGGGAACGCTGTTGCATTAAACTTATTACTTACATATTGTTTAACATTGTAACCACTTCTACGCATGTTGAACAACAGTGTACCACGTGGATAAAGTCTATAGTCTGGTGCATCCTGGTCGATGTAATCACTTGCTAACAAACTTGTGATTGACGGTAAGCTACCTGTAATAATGTTTGTAGTACCATCTGTATCCCAACGTGCATCTGCAAACAAGATACCATTCTGGCTTGTTTGGTCTGTGTTGTCAATCAATCCCCAAGCAGTACCTGTATAACGATAAAGTTTTGGATAGTTTTCTAAGTCACTGCTGTCTAACCACAAATCGCCTGCAACTAGTGCGCTAACGCCGTCGCTTTGGAATTCTGGTTCGCTTGCACTAACTTGCACTCCATTGGCATCTGTTAGACTTAGATCATAACCACGTGCATCAGTGGTCGATCCGTCATAGTAACTGCTCTTATAGCCTTTCCATCCGCCTATGTCAGCTATCATAACATCAACTGTAGCGGCATCACTGTAGTACCAGTATGTGCCATCAGCTGGTGCTTGATATGGTGTAGTTGTGCTGTAAGTATATGTTAATGCTTCCCAGTTAGTCAACGCAAGAACACTACCGTATAGGATAGTACCTGTTGTGCTACTTGAGAAACCTGCATCTGCTGTTGGTGTACCTGATACGTCTGTTAGGTAAATGTCACCACCGTAGATATGAGTGAATGTAATAACATTTGTGCTACTTACACTGATATCTAATTCTGGAATATTAAGTGCTAAAACGTCACTAACAAAACTTGCTGGTGATGTACCACTTAAGGTTACTGTGTATTCTGTAATTGTTGCACTACCAATACTGGTAACACCAATCTTTAGTTGCTCACTAGCAGTAAATGGGTTAGCGGCTGTTGCTGTTCCACTTACTACGGTTTGACCGGCTACTCTACGACTGAATGGCTTGTAACCACCTGTGCTTGTACGTAGTGGATCATAAGCAACCCAAAGTGTACCAGCGGCAATACCGTTACCACCACCAGCTGGGTCTAAACCATAAAGTGCGTTTTCTGCTCTGTTGTAGAACGGAGCAGCCTGTGTAGTAAATGTTGCTGTTGTAGTTGAGTACTTCTTAATAACCAAATCAGCACCCGAACCAGTTGCGCCAAGTTTAGCAAATACTGAACCTGTTGGACGTGGTGTTGTGTCACTGCTTCTCCAACTTGGGTAAGCGGCAAAATCACCGTAAAGCAATAGTGGGTTAGCATATGTTCCTGCTGTAATACCCAATGTTGTTAATGGGGTGCCTGAACCGTTTGCAATTGCAATCTTTCCGTCTGCTGTTGCTCCATCACTTTCTGCTAGACTTGAAGCATACAAGTACAACTTGTTGCCTACATTAGCGGCTGTAACACCAGTAACTGCGGCAGTGTTGATTGAGCTAACAACTTGGTCTAGTGTTCTTGCGGCACCTGTGTTACCGATCTCAACTGTTTGACCGTTAATAGTAAGTGAAGCAGCCGGGGTGCTTGCAGGAATACTTGGCGAAGTTGCTGTGCCTTTGATTGTAGCAACACTGGTTGCCCAATCATCTGTTCCTAGTCTTACCCATGTGTTATACTTGCCGTCAGTGGTTGGCAAATCGCCACCTGCCTTAAGGAACAAGTTAGCATTGCTTCCTGTACCAAATGATACAGCATACTGACCAATCTGACCAATGCTGGCTTTAGGTACGTAGATGCTACTTACTAGTGTTTGGTCACTGGTTTCAGTAATCAGCAATGGAGTATTGTTTGTAAATGCATTTGTAGTAGCGTTCCACGAATAAATTCCCCATGTACTTGTACTCAAATCTAACCAATGTGTATTGTTAGCTACTGCGCCTACTGGTCGAACTGCTGTTGGTGCTAGTTCGTCTAGGTCAACGTTTGCTCTAATTGCAAAAATTCGGTTGACATTGCCTAATGCACTATAGGCTGCCATTAAGCCATATTCATTTCTCTCGTCGCCATGCAGTGGTGTACCTGCGGCGCTTTGCTTAAAGCTGGGGTAACCCATTGCGGCAATAAGTTCTCTTTGGCTAGTGTAGGCCAATAACTTGCCTGCTCTAGCGGCTGTTGTGTCTGTGGCTGTTGTGCCTGAAGGATTTGTTTTATCCTGGGCTGTGGCCATTATAATAAGTGGTACAGTTCCGACTGCACCTGGAACGTATTGACTTTCGTCTGTTACGCTGATTTCTAATCCTGGGGATACTAATGCCATGTTCTTTTCCTTTTTAAGAAACTTTTTTATATTTATAATAACACTATAGATTTTAGGTGATTAAGATGCCTTTCGAAAGGTTTGCCCATAAATACTAGCATGCAAAGACCTTTATGCCCTACGTGTCGCGGTAATCCTGTAGCAATAAACTACTATTCTAAAGGTAAAGTACGCTATAGAAAGCAGTGCGCTAGTTGTGCCAATCAGGGTAAGAAGGGAAGGCAAGTGGCTGGGTGGCTACGAGCTGGATATAAAAAGAAGCTGGTCTGCGAACATTGTGGCTTTAAAGCAAAACACAAACAACAGATGTTTGTATTTTATGTTGATGGAAACTTAAAAAACAACAACTGGATTAATCTAAAAAGTATTTGTGCTAACTGTAGGATAGAAATACATCAAACCAAAAATACATGGACTGAAAGTTCCATTGATGACGACAAATGAAATTTCTAATAAAATTTAAAAACTTTGACCAGTTAATATGTAATGTCGATGATACTAATGTTGGGAAGAAGTATTATAGTTTAGTTAAAGCAAACTACCAGCAGTCGTTTCCTGTATATCGTGACAGACCTAAATTTACAAAACAATACTTGAGTAGGCTAGCAGAACAAGCAAATGATCACTTTGGGTGGAATTGGAACGTTCAAGAACTTGCGCTAGAGAATACAACACAATTGCATAAAGACATAGAACAACTGTTAATGAATGGCTTTGACAATATCCCTGCTGAACTTGATCATGTTATACACGATCTACACTACGGTTTACATATATTGCAGGACAACGTTACACCTAGTAGGATAGGTTGGATGCAGATAGAATGGTATAATGACACTGGATTTGCATTGCGAGATTACGAGTTTAAATCTAAATTAGATATTGGAGATCTTAGACTGCAGAACCCTTATGTTGGTCACGGTCCTCTACAGGTGTACTCCGAAAAAGATTTTACCAACATAAGTCAGACTTGCAAGTTTCATGACTTTGTAAAGCCTGGTATTAATCTAATAACAGTATCCACTGACGAGTTCAGTGAACAAGATCAGCTAATAGAAAAGTTTCAGCAACATGATCCTGCATTTGTAGATCATCACGGTATTGAAAAAATTAAATCCTACATAGGATTCCCAGTTGTAGGGAAAGTTGAGAACATAGAACTGTTAGAACAAATAATAAATTATAGTTCTATTATAGAATTAGAAAGTATCGAGTTTAATTAAAGTCGACTACTGATCTTAGAATAAAGATGATTTACAGTGCTGTTGTTGTTGAGCACTAGGTCAAACACAGTTTGTAACCAGGCCCATTCACTTATGTGTACGTTTTGTTCTTCTAATTGTTTAACTGCATCGGTGTACCCGTTGCTGGCTAACATACCTTGTGGGTACCAGTCTGGAAGTGCTCCACGCTGAACCCACCACACTTTGCCGCCTGCTTTCTTTATCACTTCAACTTCGTTAGGGAAACGCACATCGCTAATAACTGTATCAGCATCTTGCTGTAATAGCCTATGCTCTAAACTAGCAATCCATATATCATCATGGAATCCTTGCCTACAAACTTCTGTGCCCCAGTATTGCAATACCCAACGTGGGGTAAGTGTAGGCATGTCCAAACGTTCGGCCCACCAAGTGTCTACTTGTTCTCGCCACTCACGTGCTTCAGGGGTTGCACCTTCGAGCAGTTGTCTATCCCACCCAAATACAGATGCTACTGCATCTTTGAGTGCGCCAGCAAAACTGTCACGTTGGTAGTTGTGTTTGTCTACTAGGTAGTTTGCTACTGTGTCTTTGCCGGATCCAATAAATCCACATATTCCTATAATCATAGATAGATTATAACACAGTTAAAAAGAAAATTAAACTCCGTATTTGTTCTTTTTAGGTTTCGCTACAGGGCTTAGTTTATTTACGACTGGATGCTCCTTGCTACCTTTGGGCACAAGTGTTTTGCCTTTTATTCCCTGCTGTCTCATTGCAGTTTTAGCAATCTTTTCGTCTGCATCCGAATACATCCATATATGAGCATTATCTTCTGCAGGGCCAGACCGAGGTACTTTAATATCCGGTGAACCTGCCATTGCTACCCCAATTCTGTAATGATCGTAGTAATGGTCGTTGCCCAACTCAACCGCATGTGTACCAGAGTGTCTAAGATTGCTAGATACATGCCCTTTTTTATGATCTTCTTTAATAAATTCTTTTGCTCTCATTATCCAATTACCCAAGTCAGTGGATTACTGCCATCAACGTATTCTCTAAGTTGTTGCTCTAAGGATGCCATTTCTTCGTTTGCTTCTGCTTTAAGACTAGCACCATTTAAAGTGGTTCCGCCACTGGGTCCAGCAATTGTAGCAAACTTTTCACGTGCTTCGCCTAGTATACGTTTAGCAAAACTATATGCATATTCTTGTATCCACGGAAAAGCCTGATAGTCGTTTAACAACATGCTGTCTGGCTTATAGTTGTATATGTGAAGTAAACAATCTTCCATGCCTTCTTCTGGAGGATTGGCACCTTGTGTTGGTATTTTTCTAATTAGTGTTAGCTTACGTGTTGTCTTATTGTAATGGAAATTTAAATAACCACCAAACATCTTCATGGACTGCTTTTGATAATCAACAAACAATTCGTAACTTAATAGTCCACCTACTCGTCCTGCAACTAACATATACGTGTTAAGATAACCACTAGCAAACGGTTCGAACTGACTTGCTGTCGTTCCTGTTACACTACCTATACCACGTCTATATGCGGCTCTTACATCCATTACAGTACTAGGCAATATGTACTCTTGTGTTTCTGGTTTTAGTTTTAAAAACGCATATGATTCTTCCTGACTGTTGTCAGCACGTTGTCTATATTTTAAAACTGCTTGGTCGATAGCAAGATTGTAATGATCTGTATCTAACTCAACATCAACTATGCCGTCTGCTAAACGTAGCCTGATATAGTCTGTGATTTCTCCACGTTTTAACTGTACTGTTCCGTCTACTGGTGCTGTGGTTAGGTCACCAAAGTTTCCATCCGGGTCATATTTAATGTGTCCGTGCCCGGTTCCTGTAGCAGGAACATAGAGGCTGTCGGTCCTCAGTGTTCCGTTAGCAAAAAATGTTGGTGATAAATCTTGTTCAGCCATATTGGTATCCTTGTAAAGTATTTATCAGGATACTAATATTGATTACAAAGCCTTTAGTAGAAGTATATCTTTATTAATACGTCCGTTAGCAGGAATGC